GAGTATGGTGGAAGGGCCGCTATCAAACGTGCCTTTACATACAAGGCACTCAACAGGCTGATCCAAGGATCAAGTGCCGACCAGACCAAGAAGGCGATGGTTGATTGCTATGCAGAGGGATTGCTTCCCATGCTAACGGTGCATGACGAACTTTGTTTTAACATAGAGAATGACAAACAGGTGAAGCGAATAACAGAAATTATGACAACCTGCGTCCCTAACTTGAACATACCATTTGAAGTTGATTCCGCAATCGTAGATAACTGGGGGGAGGTGGAGTAAATAATGTTTACCGCAATCTTGGTAGCCTGTCACGCATACACAAATGTGGGCTGCTTTATGCTGACTGATGACAGAGGTCCATACAAAACTATGGAACAGTGTGAAGAACGCATCGATGAGATGTTAGCAAACACAATAAAGGTGTGGCTTGATCACAAATCACCGCTAGTTGTAACAGGATGGAATTGTAAAAGAGATGTATCAGAAACCTAAATGCTGGTCGTGTGGGCATGACCTAATATGGGGTGGTGATCATGACAGTGAAGATGCAGATGGCATGGAATATATTCAATCAAACCTGTCCTGCCCCAACTGTGATGCGTTTTATCTGTACTTTCAACCTTTAGAAGGACCAGATAAGTGACAACACAAACGTGGTATTATCAAAAGTGCTGGCGAGATGGCGGCGCACCCTTCTGGGATACCTATGTTCATGCAGAATGTAGGGTGATTAGGCAACAAGAAAGAAAAAAACGTGATTCTCAGCGACCTGAAGGTACTATGACACAGCTATCGTTCATAA